CTCCGAGAACAATGATCTCTATTTTATCTAATTCATGCCCATTGGTCTTAAGACAATCGAGCCGCGAGTTAAACTGTTTCACTGCATCAAAATCATTTTCATTCGCTCTCATGACAGCAGGTTCGGTCGATACATAACTTCGCGGTTGACCCGGCTCGTTGGGACAATAATAGCAGTTGTGAGGACAGCTGAATTTATCGGGTCGCATCACCACGGTGATGACTAAAACTCCGGACCACGATCTCACAGGTTTCTTCAATTTTGGAAATCCGGGAGTTTCTTCAATTTCCGTCATTTTTTAAAGAAAAATCTGCATTTTCTTTAGGTAATTTTTGATACTCTTTTATAATAGAATATGAAGCAAAAAGAAATTTGAAAATTGCCAAAAAATGGCGTTTTTTTGCCTTTTTTTTGAAAGTTCCTATAGAAAGAAAAATGTTTTTTATAAAAAGTTATAATGTATCTTTTCTTTTTTTTATATAATAATTTTTAAAAATAATATGAACTCTCTCCCTATATATATATATTGTTGAATTTGTTGAATTTGTTGAATTTGTTGAATTTGTTGACTTAAAATAAAAATATAAGGTAATATAAATGTTCAAATGTGACCGTTGTCACCAAGAATTTCCTTTTCAATGGAGATTAGATCGACATTTGGCTCGGAAGTTCCCTTGTAAAGAACGAAAACCACAATCGATGGCCGAAAAACCACAATCGATGGCCGAAAAACCACAATCGATGGCCGAAAAACCACAATCGATGGCCGAAAAACCACAATCGATGGCCGAAAAACCACAATCGATGGCCGAAAAACCACAATCGATGGCCGAAATCCATACTTGCGAATATTGTCTTGAAACATTTGTGAGATTAGACAGACATGTTTGTAAAATGAAAGACGATGCTATTAGATTATTGGAAAAACAACTCGATGTTAAGGTCGAATCTATACCAAAAGATAAATGTAGATTTTGTAATATCGCATTTATGAGAATGGACTCTTTAACAAGGCACCAAACAACATGTAAAGCGAAGGCAGATTATCGAGCAAAGTTAGAAAAACAACTAGAAGAACGCAAACCAGTAATAGCTCCACACACGACCAACAACAATATCACGAACACGAACAGTCATAATACGACAAACAATACGCAGATCAACAACATCACGATAAGACCGTTTGGTAAGGAGAATATGGATTATTTAACGAGGGGTGTTATTCTAAAGTTATGTAAGAAGGCAAATTTCAGAAATGAGATAATTCCCAGATTGGTCAAACAAGTGCATTTCAATCCGGAACATCCGGAGAACCATAATATTTGGATGACAAATTTGAGAGCGGGGTATGGAAAAATATATGATGGAGAAGAATATGTAATAGAAACTGTTAAAGATATAGTCGATAAAGTTATGGACAACATGACTGATACGTTGACGACGGCATATTTAGATAACGAAGATGGAAAGTTTAATCCGTACGAGAGAGCGATAACGAGACTGGAAGAAGATATGGGAGACGAAGATTCAAAGTTTAAGAGGGAGCAAAGAACCAAAGTGAAGAGGAATATGTATAATAATCAAAGACTCGTTGAAAAGTCATCTAGGAGGAGTACATGAAATAGGACTGTGTATAATTTGGGTCGTATTTTGAAACATCATGTTTCTTAATTGTTGTAATTGTGACCGTAAAGTTGCGATCGTTTCTTTGTGTTCTTCGCATTGTTGACACATTTGTATTAGTATACATCATTTAATTCTTTAGGCAAGTTCAAACTCTCCTCTTTCTTGCTTTCTACGAGGGGCGTTTGCGCTTTGTACTGCTTGCCAGTATACAATCATGATCATTCCTATAGCTTTGGCTTTTCTTTTCCATTTCTTCATTATTTTTCGGACCAACATATCAACTGATACGACGACTCCGCCGAATCTGTTGTATGCAGTTGCAAAGCATTTGACACCATCTACATAACATGTAGTGTTTTTTGTAGTTTTCAATGAATTTCCGTTTATAAATCCTATACATCTTCCATCGATAGACTCCATTCCAAAGTGTATTTTTTGTCCAGATCTGGTTACTGTTTTATGTTTGCAACCGTAACATAATGCGTAGGGATATATTTGAGTAGTTTGCCTGCCGCATTTACAGATTGGACATTGGCTCCATTCCATGACTTTTATTCGAATTTATTTTTTAATTACATTGATACTACTTTCGTTTCAAGATCGACAGAAAAAGTACAGAGGGTTGGATCCATTGCGACAAATTGCGATCGACATTCGTTTCTATGTTTTTCCAACAAAGGTTGAATGTCAAATATTATTTCTTTGTGTTTTGGTTTAATATCGAGAAGATCACTTTCTACTATGTATCGTACATAATCATCCATTTTGATTTTTTCAAGACCAAATAGAGGATCAATCACCATGCGTTCGGAATCAGCTAAGATTACGTGAGAATTGATGGGAGTTTGTCCAAATAGTTCTTTAAAGTAGACGGCGTATGTGTTTGATCTATAGTTGCCTTTTTCAGTTGTTGCACACATTCGATACACAAAATTAGTGTAGGTATTAGGATAATTATTTTGAATATATTCGTTTAATGCAATGACACATTGCCCCATCTTGTATTTGTTTTGATAGTAGGTTATTGGAAGTTGAGCGGTTCTAAGTTGGTCAACGATGAGAGCAGTTGCGATCATAGCGGAAGCCATGGTACTTGTTTATAACATGATGATCTTTTGTCTTTAGGTGCAAAAATGGCTCTAGGGTTTCCAGTTTTACTAGCAAAATTCTTCTGATTATTTTTGCAAATTGCATAGTAATAAAACTTTTTACAGAAATGCCAATGGTTTAGAGGTTGTATCCTGAGATATTCAAATTCATTATTTAAATATCTTAATTGTGAAACAACGTTATTTAAATATTGCTTTTGGCAAAATAGCCCTATTTTTTCATCAATAGTTAAATCATTATTATAGTAAAATTCAGGTAATAATATTTTATCATGTAGCTCAACAGGCAATATTTTCATACTATAGTTAACGAGTGAATATGTTAAACGTCTTTTTTGAGAATAATTTTGATCATTTGGTAACAATAATAAGGAGCGCGGATAATTCTTTTCAATTTTACAGCAAATTCCTTGACACCATCTATCATACTTAATATTTTTCATTCAAAATAATTTTAATTTGATCAATAATGGTTATAAACGATCAAACAATCAAAAAAATGAAAAGAACAAAAAAAGCGTTTTTTTGGGAATCACCTGATAAAATAAAAAGTAGTAATAGGTTACATAGACGTTGGCCCAATGGTGCCAATTATACGCGTTTTACAAAGCCTAATAGAATGAGTGCGTGTAAAAAAGGTGTTATGGCCATTAATTTTAAATCTCCTAGTGGAACTAATCTAGTTATCCCATGTCCCACAAATCCTAAAACAAACTATGTACACATGCAGAGATTTATGAAAACAGCTGATAAAAAACAAATCAATTCGTTATTCAAGTTAGTTGCGAAAGTTAAAAAAAGAACGAAAAAAGAAATAGTAAGAACTCATGGACTAAACGTTCCATGGTTGCATGTTCGTGTTGAAAAAAAAAATTAAAACACGGCGTCCATTGAAAATATATTTTCATCAGATCCGTGCGTTTTTGCATACTCGCCTACTCGTTTTTCAAAAAAGTTTGTTTTACCCTGTAAACTGATATTTTCCATGAAATCGAACGGACATTGTTCATTCCAAATTGGCCTGTGTCCGAGATCGATTAATAGCCTATCCGCGACGTAGTGAATGTATTGCTTCATCAACTCAGAATTCATTCCGATCATGTTACACGGAATGGATGAAGTTATAAATTCAATCTCGGTCGATACTGCTTCGAGAATCATCGCCGAAGCTTCGTCGTCAGACATCTTGTTTTTCATCAAGTGGTACAACATGACCGCAAATTGCGTGTGTAATCCTTCGTCTCTGGAAATCAATTCGTTGGAGAATGTCAATCCGGGAAGAAGATTTCGTTTCTTGAGCCAGAAAATGGCGCAGAACGATCCGCTGAAAAAGATACCTTCGACGCATGCGAACGCTGCCAGGCGATGCGCAAATGGGGCGGGATTATCGCGAGAACCGAACCATTTCATAGCCCACATGGCTTTCTTTTTCACGCACGGAATAGTTTCAATTCCTTGTTGCAATTGTTGCTTTTGTTTGGCGTCTTTGATGTACTTATCCAAAAGAAGCCCGTACGTTTCGTTATGAATCGCTTCTATGCCTATCTGAATGGCGTAAAATGCGCGAGCTTCAGGAATTTGGACTTCGCCGGAGAAATTTTCGGCGAGATTTTCCATGACGACTCCGTCAGCTCCAGCAAAGAAGGAAAGAATATGGCTGAGGAAATGCTTCTCGTTGTCGGAAAGAGCGTCCCAGTTATCATCTTTGAAATCTATTTCCTCTGGTTGCCAAAAACTCGCTCGAGATTTCTTGTACATGTTGAAAAGTTCTGGATACTTTACAGGATATAACGTAAATCTATCCATGGAAGGATCTAATAGGGGTTCATTATACATTTCGTAAGCCTTTTCGAACCCAAATGCTTTGTGATTTTCCACGACGAGAGGAAATGATTTTATGTCGAAGATATCGTCTTCCAAGTCTTCATTTTCGTCGATTACTTGTTGCATATTTTGTACTTCGACAGCTTCAAACTGTTTCCCGATACGTTTGAAGAGACTTTTGAGAATTGTGCATTGAGAGCATGATTTTTTTGTGTAAACTTGACATGCCATACCGTAATATAAACAATTTAAATTTAAATTATCGCGAAAACTCAATGACCAACGTCAGCGAATATTTAGAAGATTTTCAATTTTCAAATCGAATATTCGCGTGTTCACTTTTTATTGTTTTGATGAGTCTCTATTTCCAATATTATTCGTTGTTTTGAATACTCGGCGTCTTCGAACATTTCTAAGATAATGCTTTCCACAGCAGTAGAAGAATATTGCTCTTTTAGCTTGTCCTTTAAGACTTTTCTGATTATATCAGCTAATTGTTTTCTTTTTTCTTTCGTCCACATAGAATCAACAACAACACGAATTTCATTATCAGGAATTTTGGAAATGCTGCGGTCTTCCAAATATTTCTCATAATGCAATTTTGCAAATTGAATACTAATGTCTCTCACCATAGACACTAGACGATCCATTAAAAAATGTAAGAATATTTCACCTTAAACTTTACGCGTTATACGCCTTGACCAGAGTTTGTAATGCTTCACTCTCATCGGGATCTAATTTGTTATTGTTATTTGTATCGAAAGGTTTCAATCTTGGATCTAGTTCAGGATCCCGTGTTATTTCAACTGGTAATTTATCGGATTTTTTCGACTCCTTTATTACATCAGTTTTCATCTTTTGGACTATGTTTTTGACTTCCGATACTATATCTTTTAACTTTGAAACATGGTTCGCTTCTTCAAGTTTTAAATCTTTCTTATATTGAGCTTCTAAAATGTTTAAATCTTTCTTATATTGAGCTTCTAAAATGTTTAAATCTTTCTTATATTGAGCTTCTCTATCCATCAATTCGGTCCTCGATTTATTCAGATCAGCCTGATAATTTTTCAAAATTTTTTCACTTGGGTCTCCAACTCCATCTGGAGGCGGTCCAAAAGCTTTACTGAATTCTTCGTTTAGTTTTTTGTTGACTTCGTCGATATTTGAAAATCCTTCAATTCTTGGTCTGTACAATAAGTACAGTATAACGAGTATCAATGCTACGATGATCATTTTGTCTTTCGATAGTTTCATTAGAGTATAAAATAAAAAAATCAAAGACCCATCAAAACTCTTATTAAAACTGTAAACACAGCAGAGCGAATTAGAAATTCCTTTTCCTTAATATATTTATTAAATGTTACCAATAGTGCTAATAAAGTCCAGATGGAATATTTCCATTTATCTATATTTGACGGCATTTATTATCCATCAGAATTTAAAATTTAGAATAGGCTACAATAACATGTGGGGACCTGAAGTTCCTCAACGCATTCTAGAAAATGTTAAGAAAGAGAGAGAACGTCTAACAGTATTTCCACCAGATGATCAGATTTTTAGGGCGTTCGAGATTTGTCCTTTCGAATCTGTAAAAGTTGTTTTGTTGGGTCAAGACCCGTATCACGGGGAAGGCCAAGCGAACGGTTTGTCGTTTTCAGTGAATAGTGGAATAAAACTTCCTCCTTCTTTGGTCAATATCTATAAAGAATACGAAGATGATATTGGGGTAAAACGAACTGACGGCGATCTTTCGGATTGGGCGAAAAATGGAGTTCTGCTATTAAATTCAACTCTGACAGTTACGGAGAGTAAACCGAATAGTCATAAAGATTTCGGGTGGCAACAGTATACGGATTCTGTTATAAAGTATATCAGCGACAATAAGAATAACGTTGTATTTCTTTTATGGGGAAACTATGCAAAGAGCAAGACAAAATTGATAGATCAAAAGAAACATCACGTGTTAACTGCGACGCATCCGTCTCCACTCGGAGCAAATAAAGGAGGGTGGTTTGGATGCAAACACTTTTCACGGGTTAATATGCTTGTCGGAGAAAGGATTTTCTTCTGAAGTGAATGGTAAATTAGTAGAAATTGGCAGCGGGCTGTCATATTTTGTTTCCACAGGGAAGCATAGAGTTTTCTTTGGCCAACAACAAAACATTTAAAGTAAATACGTGTTTATTTTTGTAAGATGAATCTGTTTTATGCAATTAAGTTAGCTGTTGTTTATTGTATGTTTTGGTTCAATATGGTGGAAATTGGTACATTGAAAAAGACAGT